CTTGTTGTATGTTTTCTATTTCTTCTACTTTAGCTTTAAATTCCTTATCTTCTTTTAGCCACTTATAAAAGTTTGTTCTTGATAAGTCAGTTGCTTTTAAAGCAGTAGTAATTACTCCTAAAGAACTTTCTAATGCTTTGAGTAATCTCTCTTTGTTAATCTTTGTTCTATTCTGTTCCATTTTTTTTATATTAGAGCGAGTAGGTGGAATTGCACCCCTTCTTTGACTTGGAATAGCCAACGCATTACTCTTTATGCTTTACTCGCATTTTTAGGATAAGGTTTTTTTAATTCTAAACACCTATCTTTTAATTCTTTTGTTAGTGGATATATATATTTTCTCTTTCCTTTAGTTATATATTTTTCTGCATTTTTATCAATATATTTTCTTACACTTTCTATATTTTGTTTTACACCTTTTCCATATATAGTTTTATTATGAACTTTTTTACCTTTTATTAAATAACCTGACACTGTGCCTTTATTAAATTCACCTTCATAAATCCAATTTGTTGCCTGATATATTATTCCTGTGTGTTTTTGGTCAATATCAGCATAACTAATTATAATTTTGCATAAAGGTAACTTTTTTTTAATTAATTTTAAACTTAATGATAATGCTTTGCTAGTGCTTTCTTGTTTTCCATTTAATGCCATTCTTACTAATTCTATTGCTTGACCTTGTTTAAGATTATAAGGTTTAGCTAAATTGGAATTTGCACCTGTTCCATATAATATAACTCCACACCATTCATTCAACTTATTAAATACAGAAAACCCATATACATTTACAGGCACACTTTTAGCATAATGAAATTTTAAACAAGCATATTTTATTGCTTTATATGAAGCATTTTTTAATATCATAGTTCACCTGCACTTACAGAATATATTGCTTTTTCATATTTGTTTACTATATTTGCTATTTCTATTTCAGCATTATTTAAATCTTTAACAGTATTAAATGTAATTTTTAAAGTTGGCGGTTTGTTTTTATTTTCTTCTGTTAATTCATTAAACTCAGGCTCTTCTAAGTCATCTTCATTCTTCCAAACATCTAACCCCCATTCAGCAAGTTGCACACTATCCCATTCATTAGCTAACATATCCCATTCCCATTCTCCAAATCCTACATTATCTTTTACTATAAATTCTTTCTTTTGTTCTTCAGTAAGTCCTTCAGCTACTTCTATCCATACTTCTTTTAGCCCTGCATCTTTACTTGCTTTAAGTCGCATATTACCACCAAGCACTATCATATCTTCATCTACTACAATAGGTCTAAGCTTTAACATTTCAGGAAATTCCTGTATTGACTTGACTAGCTTTTTAAACTTATCGTTTTTTATTACTCTTGGATTGTTAGGGTTTCCCTTTACTTTACTGATCTTAACTTGTTGTTTCATAATGTAGTGTCTTAGTATATAATAGAATTTTTGTTAATTTATTTTATTCGGTCTTGCTTCTTATCTTTTCTGTTGCTCCTTCCCAAAGTTTATCTCGTTTCATACTTAGAGTAGGTTCTGTTCTTTTAAGGCTAGGCATACCGTCTGTTGGTTTGCTATCCATATACTTGCCACAACTGCATTGAGCTTCTTTGCATACCCATTTTTTATCTCTTAGGACTATTGTAGCCTTTCCTATTTCCATAGTGTTTCCACATTCACAACTATACAGCGTCATTATGTAATCTGTCTAGTTCAAAGTGTAAATGGTTTATTGCTTTCTGTATATCTTGTTCAGCAGGGTTACCTTCTTTTTTACCTGCTCTTAACAAATAACTGATTGCAGTTCCTATGTTGTAGCTATCAGGTTGGAAGTCCTCTACTACTTTTCTTGCTGAATAACCGTACTTCTTTCCTGAGTAGTAACTTGGTTCAGGTGTTGCTTTATAGTCTAAGTCTATTGGCATATTTTCTAGGTTTTTAATTAGTTTCTCGTTCTGTGTCATTTGTTAATAGTTTTAAAAGTTGGTGCGGTGTATAAATTCTGCTATCACCTGAGTAGTTTTCAAAAATACAAGTAAAATTATCGTTCTCCCAAGTCCAAAGACTTCTGACATTCTTTTTAACGTGGTTGTTTAATACCCATTTAATTGTTTTGTAAGTTCTATTTGTATTCATTATATAGTTTTTTTATTCCATCAAAGCAAGTTGATATACAAGAACCGCAGTTAGTTCTAGGACTGTAGTTAGTGTTGTATATTGTATTATATGTTTCAATCATTCTCTTTTTAGCTGCTTGGTCTTTTGCTCTACCTGTTTTTAAGTCTTTCCACATATCTAATATTTCATCAACTATTTCCTGCGGTAAACTTTCAGGAGTTTCTACTTCAGTTGTTTTATCCCAATATTTCTGAGGACAAGACTGACTGCTAATTCTTGACTTCACTTTCATAAAGCATTTACAAATTGTGCAATTTCCTGTAGGTTTAAAATAATAAACACAAGACTTACAAATAGTAATCCTATCTTCATAAATTTCATTAGGTACAAAAAACTTATTCATTTTTTTTCTTCTTCCTTTTTTTAACGATTATTGTCTGAGAAAACCCAAACATCATTTCAAAAGAAGAACACTTATCAGGGTCATACAATTTCATTCAATTCTTTTTTTAATATTTCTCTTACTTTATCTATTGTAGTAAATAAACTGTTTCTGCTTATTCCTGTTTTCTTAGCTAGGCTGTCTAAAGTTTCACCTGAGTAGTAAAGCTCAAAAATCTTTTTATCGTACCAAGTTTGCTTATCTAATACTTTGTCAATTTCTTCTAGCTTCTCCCATTTGTAATTGTCTTCTATTTCTTCAGGCAAGTTATATATACTTTTATGAAAAGTGTTCTGACTGCTTGAAGTCATATATACGCCTACTAAATTAGTGTAGTATTTTTTATACTTATAATAAAAGGGACTTCTTACACTTGTCAAGCTTCTTCTTAATACTACTGCACCGTAACCCTTAATTCCTTTTATGCCGTCTTTTTCGTAAATGTTTTTTAATGTTTCAGGGTTCATCTGAAGAAAATAAATCATAAGTTCCTGTACTGCGTCATTAATAGCTTCTTCATCTTGCGTTATACCATAACACATATTTCTAAAAAAAGAACTTAGCTTAGATATTTCTGCATAAATCTCAGTCATTTATTTGTTCTAAAGCGTCAATTTTATCTACTACATCAAAAACCATTTCACTAAGTACAACCTTATAAGCTCTTATTATTGAAGCGTTAGTTTTAGTTTCAAGCCCTGCAAAGAAACCATTTGTTGCGACTGAAAGGTTTGTTGGTATTATCATAATCCAATCGTACCAATTATTTTCTCGTACTCCTTTGCCGTAATTGTTGTGGTATTCCAAAATAACATCTACTACATCTAAATAATTATTGTATCTTGATTTTGAACTTACATCTTTTGCAAACTCAGTACACATTGTTATATAAGTTTCAATTATCTGCTTGTGTTCTTCACTTGAGTAAATCGGTTCTATCATACGCCAAACTTAACAAAAAAGTTTACTCAATTCCTTTTTCTTTTTTTAACTTATCAACAAGTGATTTGTAATAACTTATTTTTTCTTCATATTCAACACGACTTATCTTTACAGTTGTTCTAGCTAAGTATTGTAATTCTTCAGCTTTGCCTTCTCCATACTTTCCGTCTAACGCTAAACTGAATTTGTACTGTTCACCCCAAGCATAGACATTACATTTAACACATTGTACTTGACAATTCTCCTCATCAAATCTTGTAGACAAATGTTTCCTGCTTTGAAAGTGTCCGTTTTGCATTCCTTCTTTATAGTGTCTGACTATTCCACAAGTGAAGCATTGGCACATTCCGTATTCGTTAGCTTCCCTAAGTCTTATGTAAAGACTGAACCACTTGTCAAGTTCCTTTTTTAGTTTACTGACTGTCTTTTTCATAGTCCACAATATCCGCTATCACATTCATCAAAATCATCAAAAGACAATTCTACTTGTAACTTCCAATTTTTAATCTTTTCGTAAGTTATATCATCTGTCATTTTAAAAGTATCGTTATTATATTTTCTGTCTTTCTCTAAATCAGAAAAGAACTGCATTTTATTTTCGTGCGTTTCCCACATCTTTTTTAGTAAAACTTCATTTCTATGAAAGCACCCTACACAATTATTTATTTCAGCAAACCTAACAGGTTTATCTTTCCAATAATTTTCTACATCTATTTTCATTATAGGGTTATTAATATCTATTAAAGGAAATACAGGCTTTTGATAATAAGTTGTTGCCCATTTATTTCTTCCATTTTTAGACTTACCTACAATATGCTTAATGCCTAGCAAACCATTTACCAATTTTTTTATAGTATTGTTAGCCCTTCTTTGTTCATTTGCCCTGAAACCAATTCTCATTTCAACTACTTCATTTATTTCTTTTTGCCACCATTCAAATATAGGGTGCATTTTTAAATGCTCAGTACAGTATCTTCTTATGGGACTAGGCAAAACATTATTCTGAGGTAATCCTACTACTTCTTCAAAAGTTAATCCTGTTACCCAATTAATCTTTTTACCTATGTATTGTTCTAAATCAAGCATAGTATAAATAATTGTGTCCATTTCTAATGTTCCAATAAACTCAGTTCCTATTCTATCAGAAACTTCTTGTCTTATTTTCTTATCAGGAAACATACAATTTTTATCACTTGTTCTAACTAAAGCAAATACATTGTAATCAGCAGGGTATTTCGCTGCTATGTATGCTGAGGTTTTACCTCCACTAATACTGTTTACTGTTTTCATATACTTTTAATTAAATTAGCTGTTATTTTCCAATCTTCATCTGAGCTCTTATCTTTGTTTTTATATAATTCACGTAAAGAATTTAAAGCGTCATCAATTTTATGCTTTTTTGTTCTATTAGATTTTTTTATATTTACAGGCAATCTGTCTGTTAAATCCCATTCTATTGATGTTCTTCCTGTAACAGTACACGTTCTATTTTGAACCTCATAAATAACTCCAAGTTTTCTTAATTCAGTAAACCTTGTTGCTTCTTGTTTAATGACATTCATAGTTGCATATACTTCTCTAGTTGTAGATGGTTTTCCCATTGCCAATAAAGCTGAATAAACCCTGAACCTCATATTAGATAAAAGTCCTTCTTCTTTAATTTGATTGTAGCAGTCTATTGATGTTTGTCTTGTTTTCATTCTTTTTCAAATTTAGTACAAAATATTGCTTCTAAAATACAAAGTAAAATTATTATTCCCCATACGATTGTTAATATCTTCATTTTAATTTTCTTATTAGCCACATTACAATGGCTGTTATTAATACCCAACCTATCATTTTCTAAAGCTTTT